CTGCATGCAGGCGATGGAAACATCACCCTCTGGATCAACTCTCCGGGCGGTGATGTTTTTGCTGCTGCACAGATCTACAACATGCTGATGGATTACCCGCACGACGTAACGGTTAAGATCGACGCACTTGCTGCTTCGGCAGCATCGGTCATCGCTATGGCCGGTACAAGGGTCTGCATGAGTCCCGTGGCCATGATGATGGTACACAACCCGGCGACCATCGCTATCGGTGATACCGAGGAAATGCAGAAGGCCATCGACATGTTAAACGAAGTCAAGGAATCCATTATGAACGCCTACGAAATCAAGTCCGGGCTTTCCCGTCACAAGATTTCACAGCTCATGGATGCCGAGACGTGGATGAACGCCAAAGAGGCCGTGAAGCTCGGCTTTGCTGACGAGATTCTGTTCAGGGATGGTGAGAAACCTGTCCCGGAGGATACGGCTGACGCGGAGATGCTTTTCTCCCGCAAGGCCGTCACTGACTCGCTGCTTTCCCGACTGATTCCTAAGAAGAAGCCGGAAGCAAATAAACACATGGTACCAGTAACCGATCTTGAGAAGCGCCTTTCGCTTCTCGCACATTAAAGGAGGATTTTTACTATGACTCAGATTATGGAACTCATGGAAAAGAGAGCGAAGGCATGGGAGGCCGCTAAGGCATTTCTGAACTCTCACTCTCAGAACGGCGGCATGGTCTCTGCGGAGGATGCTGCAACCTACGACAAGATGGAAAAGGAAGTCACCGACCTCACCAAGAATATCGAGCGCCTGCAGCGTCAGGAGCAGATCGATAAGATGATGAGTGCTCCGACTTCTACTCCGCTCACCGGAAAGCCCGGTGTAAAGGATGAACCGGAGGATAAGCCCGGCAGAGCGTCCGCAGCCTACAAAAAGGCCTTCTGGGACAACATCCGTCATCCCGGCAATCCCGCGATCCGCGACGTGCTGGAGGAAGGCACTGATGCCAACGGCGGATACCTCGTTCCGATTGAATTCGAACACACTCTTGTTCAGGCACTCAACGAAAACAACATCATGCGTACCATCGGCTGCAAGGTCATCACGACTCAGAACGAGCGCAAGATCCCTGTGGCAAATGGCCATACGCAGGCGGCATGGACTGCCGAGAACGGTGCCTACACCGAGAGCAATCCTACCTTCAGCCAGACCAGCATTGACGCTTTCAAGCTGACTGACCTCATCAAGGTTTCTGACGAGCTGCTTTCCGACAGCTTCTTCGATATCGAGGGCTACATCTCCGAGGAATTCGGTCGCGCCTTCGGTGAAGCTGAGGAGGATGCCTTCATCAACGGTGCTGTACAGACCGGCCAGACGGCTATCGACAGACCGACCGGCCTGTTCATTCCTTCTACCGCTGGTGGTGCTCCTTCCGGTGTAACCGCAGCTTCCGCTACGGCAATTACTGCTGATGAGCTGATCAGCCTTGTGTATTCCCTTAAGGCTCCGTATCGCAGCAAGGCAAAGTTCCTCATGAACGATGCCACTGTCGCAGCCATCAGAAAGCTCAAGGATCTGAACGGTGTTTATGTATGGCAGCCTGCCCTTACTGCCGGAGAGCCTGACAGACTGCTCGGCTATCCGCTCTACACCTCTCCGAAGGTGCCTACAATGGCCGCAGGCGCAAGGGCTATCGCATTCGGTGACTTTTCCTGCTACTGGATTGCTGACAGAGCCGGTCGCACAATCAAGCGCCTCAATGAGCTTTATGCTACCAACGGTCAGGTCGGCTTTACCTGCACGGAGCGTGTTGATGGCAAGCTGATCCTTTCCGAAGGCATCAAGATTCTCGACATGAAGGCAAGCTCCGGCAATTAAGGAATGGAGGTGAACGACCGTGGCTTTGATTTCAACTGAAGATGCGAAGGCCTATCTGCGCGTAGATTCGTCGGATGAGGATGCCACGGTCGGTATCCTCTTGGCCTCCGCTATTCGCTTATGTATCGATATTGCAAGACTTACGGATAACCAGTGGGAAGTGATCGACTCCGATGCTGCTTCTTCTGACGAGTATACCGAGGCGGAATTGTCTGCAATCCGGGAAACCATGAAGGTCGCTATCCTCTATACCTGCGCTTATCTCTATGAGCACAGGGAGGAAGCTGACCACCATGCACTCACCATGACACTGCGCTCTCTTCTTTTTGCAATACGGGAAGGAGCGTTTTCATGAATATAGCGGCTATGAGGGTGCGCGTCACCTTCCAGAAAAATGCGGTCATCGTCGACAAATACGGAAACCACAAAACCGGCTGGACGGATTACTTCTCCTGCTGGGCGACTGTTGGCACAAGCTCCGGTTCGGAAAGCTCCGGTGTCGTCATCAATCCGGAGGAATCACTGGACTTCACCTGCCGCTACTGCTCAGAGCTTGCGGCTGTGGAATCGACAAAATACCGGATCATCGCGGAAGGCCGCACCTACAACATCACCTATGTGAACCCGATGGGCTATAAGCATAACAGCCTGAAATTCAACTGCAAGCTGGAGAAAAACGCATGAGTAGAAATGTATCAATAAGCGAGATGGGCGACGCCATTATGGAGGAGCTCGAAAAATATTCAAAGCTCGCCACAGACGACCTGAAGGCCGCTGTGAAAGAGACTGCTGCTTCCGTCCGCAAGGATATTCAGGCAGGTGCTCCGGTCGATACCGGCAAATACAAGAAAAGCTGGTCGGTCAAAAATATGCACGAGGATTCACAGAGCATTGACCTCGTGGTGCATTCGAGGAACCGCTATCAGCTTGCGCACCTTCTGGAGCATGGGCATGTAAAGCGTAGCGGCGGACGTGTTCCGGCACAGCCGCATATCGCCTCAGCCGAGGAGCGCGGAAACGAAAAGCTCGTCGATACCATCAAGCAGAAGCTGGGAGGTGGATCATGACATACGACGATGTAATCACCATGTTAGAGGAAGCCAGACTCCCGCTCGCCTACGACCACTTTGCAGAAGGTGAGTCGCCAGACCCGCCCTTCCTCGTTTTTCTATATCCGGGCTCTGACAATATGTTCGCAGATGACACGGTGTTCCAGAAAATTGATGAGCTGAACATCGAATTATACACGGACATAAAAGACCCGGAAACAGAAACCCAGATCGAGGACATCTTAATCGCCCACGACCTGCCTTATGAAAAATCAGAGGTGTGGATCGAGTCGGAGAAGCTGTACGAGGTCTTATATCAAACACAGATTATAGGAGGATAAACGACTATGGCTAACACAAGTAACAAGGTCAAGTTCGGCCTGAAAAACTGCCACTACGCCATTGCTACGCTTGCCGCTGATGGTACTGTTACCTTTGGCACGCCTGTAGCAATGCCCGGTGCCGTATCCCTTTCGCTGGATGCCGAGGGAGATAATGATCCGTTCTATGCGGACGACTCCGTATATTATATGGTCTCCAATAATAACGGCTATTCCGGCGACTTTGAGCTGGCGCTGATTCCGGAGAGCTTTCTCACGGATGTCATGCACGAGACTGAGGATGCCAACGGTGTCATTGTGGAGAACAAGGATGTGGAGCCGGAGCATTTTGCGCTGCTTTTCGAATTCTCCGGCGACCAGAGGAAGATTCGTCACTGCATGTATTACTGCAGCGCGACCCGCCCTTCCGTCACCGGCAGCACCAAGGAGGACTCTACCGAGGTGCAGACAGAGACGCTTTCCATTACGGCCTCTCCGCTGCCTTCCGGTATCGTGAAGGTCAAAACGGGCACGAACACTACAAGCGCTGTTTACGACGCTTGGTACAACGCTGTATATGAGCCGAGTGCATCGGTAAGCGGCGGTGAATAAGGAGGCGCAATATGGCTGTAACAAAAACAATCGAGGTTGATGGCAAAGAGGTGCAGTTCCGCGCCTCTGCCGCCATTCCTCGCCTTTACAGAAATAAGTTTCACAGGGACATTTACAAGGACTTAAACGAGCTGCAGAAAGGCATCGACGAAAGCGACGCAGAAAGCTCAAGTCTCGACACCTTTTCTCTGGAGCTTTTTGAGAACATCGCATGGCTGATGGCAAAACACCAGAATCCTGATGTCCCGGACACTCCGGAGGACTGGCTCGACCAGTTTAACACCTTCTCTATCTATGAAATCCTGCCGCAGATCATCGAGCTGTGGGGACTGAATGTGGAACAACAGGTGGAATCTAAAAAAAACATCATCCGACAGAGCGGGAAATGACAACCCCGCTCTTTTTACTCCGGTGCGTGCAGATCGGGCTTTCCATCTCGGAGCTTGATCTACTCACCATCGGGACTGTCAATGACATGTACGCAGAAATGAGCAACGACGATTACAACTATCCTGCGCTCGCGACACAGGAGCAGATGGATCGATTTTAACAGGAAGGAGGTCATCGCATGGCTGACAGAATAAAAGGCATAACCGTGGAAATCGGCGGCGATACGACCGGCCTTTCCAAAGCCCTCTCCGGCGTAAACAAAGAAATCAAATCAACGCAGTCGCAGCTGAAGGACGTCAACAAGCTCTTGAAGCTCGACCCGACAAATACCACGCTGCTCGAACAGAAACAGAAGCTCTTACAACAGGCAGTCTCCGAAACGAAGGAAAAGCTCACACAGCTGAAGTCCGTGCAAGACCAGATGGATGCTGGACTAAAAAACGGTACCGTCACCCAGCAGCAATATGATGCATGGCAGCGTGATATCATAGAGACCGAAAACGAGCTCAAAAACCTCGAACAGCAGTGCAAAAATACCGATACTTCAATCACCGCAACACTCAAGGCGACCGGCTCCAAGCTGCAGGAGGTCGGCGGGAAAATATCTGATGTCGGCACAAGCCTCTCGACACATGTCACGGCTCCCATTGTCGCCATCGGTGCTGCCTCCCTTGCCGCCTTTAACGAGGTGGACGCTGGCCTTGATATCGTTGCGCAGAAAACTGGCGCTACCGGCGATGAACTGGAGGATATGTGCCAGATCGTAAAAGACCTCGCCACAGAGATACCGACGGACTTCGAAACTGCCGGTGCCGCTGTCGGCGAGGTCAACACGCGTTTCGGCCTGACCGGACAGGCGCTGGATGACCTCTCGGCAAAATTCATCAAGTTTGCCCAGCTCAACGATACCGATGTTTCGACATCTATCGACAATGTATCCTCCGTCATGAACGCCTTCGGTATGGACGCATCTGAGGCGGATAACCTTCTGGACGCCTTAAATGCTACCGGTCAGGCCACCGGTATTGATATGGACACGCTGGCAAACGCCCTCTCCTCCAATGCCGCACAGCTGAAGGAAATGGGACTCACCGCTCAGCAGGCCGCTGGCTTTATGGGCATGGTGGAGATGTCCGGTCTTGATACCTCTGCCGCTATGATGGGCTTAAAGACCGCCATGAAAAATGCCACGGCAGACGGAAAAACACTGGATCAGGCACTTGCTGACTTCTCTGCTACCATGCAGGGAAGCGGCAGCGACGCAGAAAAGCTACAGGCGGCCTATGACCTTTTTGGCAGTAAAGCCGGTGCCTCCATTTACAATGCCGTGCAGACCGGAAAGCTCAACCTGTCGGATTTCTCCGGCTTTCTTGGCGATTTTGAGGGAAGCGTCGAGAACACCTTCAATGAGACCCTCGACCCAATTGACCAGTTCCAGATGACCATGAACTCTCTGAAGGAAACCGGCGCAGAGGTCGGCAACTCCCTGATGTCAGTTCTCGCACCAGTCCTGAAGGAGCTATCTGACAAGCTGAAGTCCCTCGCTGAATGGTGGAACAACCTCGGAGAGCCCATGCAGCAGATGATTATAAAAATCGCACTTGTGGCAGCTGCAATTGGCCCGGTACTTGTAATAGTCGGCAAGGTGATCTCCGCCGTCGGCACAATTATGACGATCATTCCGACGGTCACCTCTGCTATGGCCGGAGTAAAAACGGCGATGGCAGGCCTCAATGCTGTCATGGCAGCAAATCCGATAGGTCTGATCATTACTGCTATCGGCCTTCTGGTGGCTGCCTTCATCTACCTGTGGAACAATTGCGAGGGCTTCAGGGAATTCTGGATCAACCTCTGGGAGAAGGTCAAGGAAATCGCCATTACTGTATGGACGGCGATCAAGGACTTCTTCGTCAGTATCTGGGAGGCCATAAAGAACACCTTTACCACTGTGGTAAATGCGATCAGCAGCTTTCTCTCCACGGCATGGAATACGATAAAAACTACGGTCGAAACCGTGATGAATGCCATAAAGTCAGTTATCTCCACTATCTGGAATGGCATCAAGAGCTTTTTTGAAACCATATTCAATGCCATAAAAACTGTGGTGACCACCTATTTCAATATCTACAAGACGATCATCGAAACCGTCCTGAACGTGATAAAGACCGTGGTGACTACTGTTTGGAATGCGATAAAAACCGCTGTAGAAACTGTCGTGAATGCCATCAAGACAGTTATCACCACGGCTTGGAACGCCATCAAGACCACGACCTCTACGATTTTCAATGCCGTAAAGAGCGTGGTCACTTCCGTATGGAATGGCATAAAGAGCGCGGTCATGAATGTAGTAAATACCATGAAATCCGGCATCAGTAACGGCTTCAATGCGATCAAGAGCACGGTCTCCAATATCGTAAACGGGATCAAGAATACGATCTCCAATGTGTTCAATACAATCTGGAGCACGGTTTCCGGCATCGTAAACAAGCTAAAGAGCGTGTTCAACTTCAGCTGGAGCCTGCCGAAGATCAAGCTGCCGCACTTTTCCATAACTGGCAGCTTTTCGCTGAACCCGCCGTCCATACCGCACTTTTCTGTTGACTGGTATAAGAAGGCGATGTCCGGCGGCATGATCTTAAAGGATGCGACCATCTTCGGCCAGAGCGGCGGCACACTGCTTGGCGGAGGCGAGGCCGGTGATGAGGCTGTGGTCGGCGTGAGCTCACTGCGCTCCATGATTCAGGATGCAGTAAGCAGCGCAACCCTCAGCGTTTCCGGCGACCAGCCTCTCATCAATATCGAGGAGATGAGCGTCAGAAGCGACGATGATATCCGGAAGATTTCTCAGCAGCTGAATACACTGCTTACTGCCGGACGCAGGGCGAAAGGACTGGTGTAATATGGGATTTTCATTTAACGGAACAACCTCCCAGTCTATGGGACTTGCGACAAGAATAACAAACGAATATCGGATGCCGGAGCTTCGGAATAACACGATCACCATGCCCGAACGGCATGGCGTATTTGATTTCGGAGAAACGGTATCCGAGCGAAAGATACTGATTTCCTGCTTTATTCCTCCGGGAAAGACAGACGCGCAGTTTCTGTCAAAGAAGGATGACATTATTGAGTGGCTCAATCCGGACAACGGCCTCTGTCAGCTCATTCTGGATAAAGAACCGGGACGAGTGTATGAAGCAAGGCTTACGTCCGGATTCTCCTTTGACCGGGCAGTTCGTAATTCCTGCACCTTTGATCTGGAATTTTTCTGCCCAGACCCTTATGGCTATGCCATATCGGACGAGACCTTTGATTTTGCGGAAGCCGGAGCCTTTACCGCTTCCCGCGCTCTTGGAAATATCGAGTCTTACCCGGTCTACTCCTTGAAGGGTGTGATCCCTTCCGGGACTGACTCGTATATCTCGATAACCACAAACGGCAGCGAGCTTCAGATCACTGGACGGCTTGCTGCCGGAGAAACCTTGATTATTGACTCCGACCTTATGACAGCAAAGGTAGTGGATTCCAATGGCGAGACGCTTAGAAACGGTCTCCCGCTTCTGTCGGAGCTGAATTTCCCGGTCTTAAATACCGGAGATAATACCATTGTGATTGCTGCGGTCGGTGCAAATACAACATTTACGGAACTGAACATTCAGGCCAGAAGCCGCTGGAGGTGATTTTACATGGCTCTTAAAAATATACTGAATACCCAAGATGCCTTCACAGGTGAGTTTCCGGCTGCGTGGGCTCCGGACGGCCTCTGGCGCTTTAATGAATCTGAGCCGGATTCCAATAATTATCTTGCTGACGCCTCCGGAAAGGATCGCAAGGCCTATATCCACAACTGGAGCGGCACCACTGCCGATCTGAAAACCGGCAATTTCGGTCGCTACTTTCAGATGAACATCAATAATCCATCTTCTGAGAAAACCTATTTGAAGGTGGAGAACGACGGCAGCATCTTTTCAAGCCTCGGTGATACCATCGTGGTCGGCGGCTGGATGAAGCCTACGACATATTCGGTCGGCAATACCTATACTCCGATCCTGAATACCCGCTATGGCTCCGGCCAGCCGATTTTTTATTTGTCGCTGATCAGAGGAAAGCCAAGGATCATGCTGTATAATTCCTCCGGTTCTCTGATTCTCGACACGTCGGTAACGCCATCATTCTCTCTGCTAAACGGCTACTGGTATTTTATCGCCTGTGTGATTAAGCCAAATGCCAAGACGGCGCAGTATATCCTTGGCGATAAGAGCTCCGGCACGGTATGGCAATCAAGCGTGCTGACCTTTACCGGAGAGCTGAACCGCTCATGCGTAGCAGACCTCATCTGGGGAATGCACGCGGATTCCTACTGGTATGCAGGAGGCTTTGATGACTGGTTCCTTGATTGCGACTCTGACCTTACAGCAGATGACCTTGCAGAATATTTTCTGGAGTCACTTTCCGCAAACGGCGCAGATCTGACGGGAGATGTGGACGGCCTGACGACACCGGGTGTCGTTACGCTAAGAGCCACTGACTCTGTCTATCCGTCAAGCGGACAGCTCATTACTGCAGCAAGGGATTGTGGCGTGACCGGAAACGGCAGAGTTTCTGTGAAGGCAGATTACTCTCCGGGAGAAACCTCTGTCTCGCTTGTGGAAACAGCCACCTCGGATGACCTCACCACTTGGACAGAGTGGCAGGCTGTCGGCGCAAACGGCGAGCTGGAATCTCCTGAAAGAAAATACATCAAATACCGCGTGACGCTTGCTACCACAAATACGGCAAGAACACCTACGCTTGTCTCCATCAGTCTCTACGATAATCCAAAGCCGCTCTACACCAAGCTCGGCTACGCAAGACCGGTCATTCTGGACTCGGACGGGAATGTGGAGGCTGTATTGGATAACGCCTATGACATCATTGTGACCAGTGAGATCAACGGTGTGGATGAGCTGGAATTTAAGCTGCCGTTTCAGGACAGCAAACGCGCCTATATCGATAACGAAAAGACCGTGCGCATTGTCAGCGACACCTATCGCATCCGTACCATTACGGACGACAAGGAAGAAAGCGGCAAGGCCATCACCACGGTTTATGCGGAGGCGGCATTCTATGATCTTGCCTACTCCGTAAAGCAGGATGAGATTACTTTTAACGCAGACACAGCAGATGTGCCGATGGCATACGCCCTGCAGGAAACCGACTGGGATGTGGGAACGGTCAACGTCTCCACAAAACGTACATGGACTTGCTCTGAGAAAAACGCGCTGGCGATCCTGCGGGCAGTACAGAACATTCACGGCGGCGACCTGATTTTTGATAACGCCAATAAAATCGTGAAGCTCCTGACCTTCTCCGGTGAAGATTCCGGCGTGTTGTTCTGCTACAAGAAAAATATGAAATCCATCCAGCGCGTCATTGATACGACCAGCCTGATTACAAGGCTTTATGCCTACGGCAAGGACGGCATGACCTTTGCTTCGATCAATGGCGGCAATGAATATGTGCAGGATACGACCTACACCTCCGAGATACGAATCTCAACGCTGGACTGCTCGAACTTCACCAATCCGTATCAGATGCTGGAATATGCCAATATGCGTCTGGCGGACTACGCCTCTCCGCGTATCTCCTATGTGCTAAAGGCCGTGGATCTGTCGGTGCTGACCGGCTACGAGCATGAAACTTGGGAGCTGGGCGATACGGTCATGGTGAAGGATGACGACCTGAACCTGTCTGTAAAAACCAGAATCGTCCGCAGGGAATACAACCTGCAGGAACCTTGGAATACCGTGCTGGAGCTTTCCACCACCCTCCGGGAGCTGGGTGATTCCTCCTCACGCTGGGACAGTGCAGCCGATACACTGGAGTCAACCGACCTCATCGATAGTCAGGAAATGAAGGATCTGGTGCCCTTTAACCACCTACGCAATTCCAGAGCAGACTCCGGCCTGACCTACTGGCAAAACTCCGGATTTTCTGTGGATGCAGACAATGGTGTATCCGGCACAGCCTCCTTCAAATGCGAAGGCGCTCTGAATACCACAAAGAGCCTATCGCAGACCATAACGCCCGCCAATCGGCAGTGCTATACCTTCTCGGCGCAGATTGCTTCCGAGAATCTTGTAAAAGGTAGCAGCGGTCAGGTGGGCATTGAGGTGACCTTCGAATACGAGGACGGCACAACGGAAACACGCTTTATTGACCTGATCTGAAGGAGGGATTGCTATGGCTTCATTTACACACGTGGCACAGGATATCTCTCCTCAGTATGGCCGCGTAACAAAGATCACTATCCGGGTATGCGTGACCGACTGCACCGGCACTGTCTATATCACAGATATGCTCCTGCAGGGCGGTTCCATCGCAACCGGCTGGGTAGGTCATGTATCAGAAATTCAATGGACGGAGGACGGATAAATGCCGGAGTTTACACGCTTTACAGAGACAATTACAAAAAAGCAGGACAAGCGCGTCGTAAACATCTTGATAAAGCCCACCGTCACTGACTGCACCGGCACCGTCTGGTTTACCGACCTCATGCTTCAGGAAGGAGATAAGCTAACAGGCTTTGTCATCAACACCGAGACACTTCTGGAAAAATACGACGGCGATGATGCGATATCTGGCAAGCGATTTTATAACGGCATCGTCCGCTCAGCTGCAACCTGCGTCATTTTCAACCTCGGCTCCACTGCTGCTGGTCTCGATTTCAAGGTCTATCCGATTCAGGAAATGGCCGCCGGGAGTATTTCGCTTGCGCTGGGTGAAGGTGCTCATAAGGCAACCTTCAAATCTGTAGCAGCTGCCGGTGATGAGTTTGACCTTTTCGCTTCGACGAGGGAGTGCCTGAAAAACGGATCGGCGACCAACAAGGACGGCTTTTTCCAATACTCTGCTGCCGGTGACAGCAAACATCCGATCACCGTGGAGGATAAAAAGTCTGCCCGCATCTATGTTGAATTTCAGGAAATGCAGGACGGAGGTGATGCCCTGTGAGCTATGATTATTTGAAAGGCCGCAAGTGCATGGTCTGGACATTCATGGGCAATTCCAGAATGTATCAGGCGCTTGCCGCATATGGAGACCGCCTCTCGCAGGTAGGTCTCTTTTCTTTTAAGGTATCACGCACCGGTGTCATCACGGAAAGCGGCGTGGCCATTTCCAATATGCTAACCTACATCAACCGATGGCCGCATATCAAATGGCTGCTGACGATATCCAACGATGGCACAAACAGTATCTTTGCGGCTCTCCGGGATAATACGGACGGTGCTCAGGATACCTTTCTTTCAGAGATCGTCCGCATCATGGAAAAATATCCGTGGTGCGACGGCATTGACATCGACCTTGAAAAAGGCGACGGATATTCTACGCACGCTGCCTCCACGGCGATGTTTCGGAATATCTATAACACGGTAAAAGGCTATGACAGCAGCAAGCTCATGAACATCTGCCTGCCGGGTATGAACGCTATCAATGGCTCGGTCGGCGGCGAGAACTGGTGCGTTTACGGCGACCTTAACGCTTACTGCGATACGGCGGCCATCATGAGCTACGGTATGGCATGGGCGGGCTCTGCTCCCGGCGCTGTCTCTCCAAGGGACTGGCTTGAGGGTATTTACGACTATGCGGTCACAGTCATGAATCCGGAGAAGATCTTCTTCGGTCTGCCTGCATACGGCTGGAACTGGCAGATTTATGATCTCCCCGCAAACCTTGGTAAGACCTATCGCGGCACGTCAAATACCTACTACGCGGCAAAGAACTGGATGACCGGGCAGTATAACTTCACGGACGATGCTCCTCCGCAGCCCTTCATCCCGATCCTCGCATACTGGGACGATTACGATATGGTGCCTTGGGCGCTTCCGCAGGTCTACGACTTCATGGAAGGCCGGGACGCCACAAGCTACGAGTATCCGCTGATGAACGGAACCTATAACAGGCGGCACTACCTGACAGCCTACAGCAAGGAGCAGCACACAGAGTTCGGCACCATCTATGTGGACGCGGATGGAACGACAAGCTCCTACTCCGGCATCGTATCCTTTGAAAACGGTGTGGCTACTCTCGGTGACGCTGGCACTGCCACCTATACCTTTTCCGTTTCAAGCGCCGGAACCTACGACATCGCCATAAGGCTCTGCTATCCCTTCTGGGATAAGAACGGCATCTATGTTTCGATTGACGGCAGTACGACGCACTTTACGGAAAGCAGGCTCTGGTGGCCATATTGGAGGAGCACCTTCTGGGCAACGCTCGCCAGCGGCATTTCACTATCCGCCGGGACGCACACCATCGTAATATCCGTGGATGTAAAAGGCGTGCAGTTTTATGGCTACCGTGTTTGCAGCAGCTTTTCAGAGGCTCCCTCTGCGGGCAGCGCGACCTTTACGCTCTCACCTCGTCACTTTATCGATGTGGACGGAAATCAGTGCCAACCGGACAGGGCTTTCAAGCTCACCTGCGAAATGCTCAGGCGGAAACCGGACTCCGCCCTCATCTGGTATGAGGACTTCCGTGACTATGGCGTGCTGCAAACAAACTATTACACGACGCTTTCAGGATCATGGACGGTATGGCGTGAGGATGAATATTCCGAAAGCCGCGTCTACTCCCAGCTTGACGGCTCCGGGAAGCTCGCATGGCGATACGACGGCTTTTCCGATATTCACCTGCGGGCAAGGCTGGCCTTCCCGTGGGCAGGAAGCGGCAAGGCCGGAGTATTCTGCGGCGATCTGTTCTGCTGCCTGAATTACGATTCACAGGCTGTGGAGCTCTATAACGGCAGCACGCTCCTTGGCAGCTACAGCCAGACTATCGAGAGAACAGCAAATGCCGACCTTCGTACTAATCCATCCATGTACACGGTCGAGATGCGTATCCGTGGAAACAAGGTGCGCGTCTATTCCGGCTCGTCCTATACGCTGCGCTTCACGGCTACGGTCAGCGGCTTTTCCGGAGGCTATGCGGGATACCGCTCAGATAACCGGACGGTCTGCGAGCTTTTACGCCTTGGCGATGCATGGACTTACGAGCCCTACGAGCGTTTTGATGTGACCTTCCCGGACGGAACCGTTACACAGTACGGCAGGATCAGCCGGTCGAATGCTACGTGGGACACTGAATTTCAGGTGTTTACGCTGACCTCAGATATTGAGGAGGACGCAACACGCAGCGAGAGCATTTCGCTGGATTATGAGTTCTACCACTCCCACGAGCTTGCCCTGACCTGCGGAAACGATTATACGGTGACCATCACGCCAAAGGATATCGATATCTGGATAGCAAGGCTCTTTCTCGGAGACGCTGACGGGTTTTCCATTCTCTACTATCAGGACGTGGATTCGCTCGTTTACTGGGCAAATGAAGCGGCCTACCGCTGGGGAGTGAGAGGCTTTGCCATGTGGTCGCTGGGACAGGAGGATATGCGGCTCTGGGAGGCATTGCCAAAACAAATATAACTTCATACACGGATACAGTTCATAAGGCTGTCTGCATGATGCAGGCGGCTTTTATTTTGCACAAAGGAGGGATTTTCTCATGAAAGAATTCTGGAACACGATCCAACTGGTATTCACCGCTGTCGGAGGGTGGCTTGGCTATTTCCTCGGCGGCTGCGATGGGCTTTTGATCGCGCTTGTGATCTTTGTGACCTGCGACTACCTGACCGGCATCATGTGTGCCATCGCCGACAAAAAGCTCTCAAGCGAGGTCGGTTTTAAGGGAATCTGCCGCAAGGTGCTGATCTTCCTGCTGGTGGGCATTGGAAACGTCATTGATGTTCAGGTGCTCGGTCATCCGGGAGTGCTTCGCACGGCCATCATCTTTTTCTACCTGTCCAATGAAGGCCTGTCCCTGACGGAGAACGCAGCACATCTCGGCCTGCCGGTACCGGAGAAATTGAAGGAGGTCTTGGAGCAGCTCCACGACCGTCACGATGAGGAGGAAAAATAGCATGACGAAAAAAGGAATCGACGTCAGTCATTGGCAGGGAACCATTGACTGGAATAAAGTCAAAAAAACCGGTATCGAGTTCGCCATCATCAAGGCTGGCGGCTCTGACGCTGGCACCTATACGGACAGCAAATGGGAAGCAAACTACAAGGGAGCCAAGGCTGCCGGTATCCCTATCGGCGCTTACTACTTCGTCGGAAAAGACTGCGTGACTGCCGCTGCCGGAAAAGCAGATGCGGAGCGTTTCCTTCAGATCCTCAAGGGCAAGCAGCTGGAATACCCGGTCTACATGGACAACGAGGCACAGCCCGCCTCTGCCAAGTCCGGGATCACAGAGGCCACCATCGCTTTCTGCGAGACGATGGAGGCTGCCGGATACTTCGTCGGCATCTACGGCTCCGCTGTTTCTGGCTTCAAAGAGCGTATGGATGATTCCAAGCTCACGGCCTACGCTCACTGGGTAGCGCAGTACGCCAGCAAATGTACCTACTCCGGGCAGTACGGCATCTGGCAGTATTCCTCCAAGGGCTCGGTTGACGGCATCTCCGGGAACGTGGATCTGGACTACGGCTATATTGATTATCCGTCCATCATCAAGACCGGAGGTTTCAACGGATACACAAAGGAAAGTACGCCTGCTCCTGTGGCAAGCTCCCAGAGAGACAGTGTCGTTGCTCAGGCCAGAGCATGGCTTGGAAAGAACGAGGCCGACGGCAGCCACAGGGAGATCATCGATATCTACAACAGCAAAACGCCTCGCGCCAGAGGATACAAGGTCTCGTACACAGACGCATGGTGCGCCACCTTCGTTTCCGCAGTCTCCATCAAGTGCGGTCTGACGGATATCCTTCCGACCGAATGCAGCTGCGGCGAGATGATCGCCCTTTTCAAAAAGCTCGGTGCATGGAATGAGAGCGATGCTTATGTTCCGAAGCCCGGCGATATCATTTTCTACGACTGGCAGGACTCCGGTTCCGGCGACAATACCGGCTGGCCGGATCATGTCGGAATCGTAGAGTCTGTCTCCGGCAGCACCATCACGGTCATTGAAGGAAACAAGAGTGATTCTGTCAGCAGACGCACGCTTCAGGTCGTCGGCAAATACATCCGTGGGTATGGCGTCCCGAAATACGAGGAAGGCTCCGGAAGCACTCCTGCACCTGAACCTGCTCCCAAGAAAACCGTGGACGAGCTTGCCAAGGAAGTCATCGACGGGCTCTGGGGAAACGGCACTGACCGCAAGAACCGCCTGACCGCTGCCGGATATGACTACGCTGCCGTTCAGGCAAAGGTCAACTCTCTGCTGAAAAAGCCCGCTCCTGCTTCACCTGTTTGGTACACGGTGAAATCCGGCGACACGCTCTCTGCCATAGCCCGGAAGTGTGGTACCAGTGTTTCCGCGATCCAGAAGCTCAATCCGACGCTTATAAAGAACGTTAACCTCATCATCACCGGCTGGAAAATCCGCGTGAAATAATATCTCATTTACTTTGCCTGCGAGTGTTCTTCGGAATGCCCGCAGGCTTTTTTTCGTTTCAGTGAAAAATCCTCCGCTCAAAATGGCTTTCAATCTCCAGTGGAAACTGGAGGTGAAAGCATCATGACCAGTGACCAGAAAGCAAAAATCGCCGAGTTCCGCGCTGCCGGATTCGGTTATGCCAATATAGCAAAAACCCTCGGTCTGACGAAAAATCAAGTCGTATCGTTCTGTCACAGGAACGGCCTCGCCGGTGAGAAATCCACGCAGGTCGCAAAGGATAAGCCGGAGATCGGCGTCTGCAAGAACTGCGGAAAGCCCATCGTCCAAGTTCCCGGCAGGAAGCAGATCAAGTTCTGTTCTGACGAATGCTGCCAGAGCTGGTGGAACACTCATCCGGAGGCCGTCACAAGACGCGCCGATGCGGTCTACTCCTTTACCTGCGCCCACTGCGGAAAGCCTTTCACGGCCTACGGGAACCGGAGCAGAAAGTATTGTTCCCACGCCTGCTACATCGCAGGGCGCTTCGGAGGTGATGGCCGTGAATGAGGATCAGTTCGAGCGCGAGAAGCTCTATCAGGCCAGCATGAATATGTTTCAGGCCATGCTCAAAAACGGCCTTATCACCGAGGAACAATACGCCATAATTGATACAAAAATGCGGGAGAAATACCAGCCGATAATCGGCACATTATATCCCGAAAACGCTTGATAAATAAGGCTTTTAGAGTGATGTATAGTACCGGAAAGGAGTGAGTCAAATGGCGAAAATCACGAAGATCGAGCCGCAGATACCGGCGCTGCCAACCAGAAAAAAGGTCGCTGCCTACGCCCGCGTGTCAATGGAAACCGAGCGGCTCCACCATTCCCTCTCCACTCAGGTAAGCTACTATTCGGAGCTCATTCAGAAGAACCCGGAGTGGGAATATGTCGGCGTCTATGCAGACGAAGCTATCACAGGCACCATCGCCAAGAAGCGTGATGAGTTCAAGCGACTGATCGCCGACTGCGATGCTGGCAAGATCGACATTGTTCTCTGTAAGAGCATCTCCCGTTTTGCACGTAACACCGTAGACCTCTTAGAGACCGTCCGGCACCTAAAGGAGCTGGGCATCAGCGTCCGGTTTGAAAAGGAGAACATCGACAGCCTCTCCGGTGACGGCGAGGTCATGCTGACGCTTCTGGCCTCCTTTGCACAGTCGGAATCAGAAAGTATCAGCAACAATGTAAAATGGGGAGTCCGCAAACGCATGGAGCGCGGAATCCCGAACGGTCACTTTCGGATATTCGGATACCGCTGGGAAGGCGACCAGCTGGTCATCGTTCCAGAGGAAGCCGCCATCGTAAAGCGCATCTACCAGAACTTCCTTGATGGAAAGTCCCGCCTTGAGACAGAGCGGGAATTTGCCTCCGAGGGCATCACGACCCGCGAGGGCTGCCGCTGGGTGGATTCCAATATCAAGGTAGTTCTTTCCAACATCACCTACACCGGAAACATGCTCCTGCAGAAGGAATACATCGCAGACCCGATCAGCAAGAAGCGTAAAAAGAACCACGGCGAGTTAAAACAATACTACGTCGAGGACACCCACGAGCCCATCATCGACATGGAGACCTTCCAGTATGTGCAAAGCGAGATGGCCAGACGAAGGGAGCTCGGTGCCCTTGCCAACAAGAGCCTGAACATCACCTGCTTCACCAGCAAAATCAAGTGTGAGAAATGCGGCAAAAGCTATGTCCGCAACACCCGAAAGAACCGGGCAAAGGTCTCACAGCTCGGAGATCAGCTGGTCGGCTGGGTCTGCGGTTCCAGCAAAACGAAAAACGGTAAGTGCAAGGCGATGGAAATCCCGGAATACATTCTCCGGCAGAAATGCGCTGAGGCTCTTGGCCTCGAGGAATTTGACGAGGATGCCTTTGCGGAACAGGTCGAGGTAATCACGGTTCCGGAGCAGGGCATCCTCAATTTTCACATGACAGACGGAACAGAGAAAACCCTCACATGGGTGAGCACGGCAAAGAAGGATTCATGGACTCCGGAAGCCCGGAAGAAGGCCTCCTCCTACCGCCGGAACCATGCCATGAAGCGTGATGATGTGACCTGCTTCACCAGCAAAATCAAGTGCGCCGATTGCGGCAACAACTACCGCAGGCAGACCAGAACGAAAGCCTCCGGTGAAAAGTACCACCTTTACGCCTGCGCCACCACGAACACCTGCAACAATAACTGCATCCACGAGGACACGCTCCGGGAACTGACCGCTCAGGCACTCGGCCAGCCAGAGCTTGATGAGGCGGTCTTCCTGAAGGAAATCGACCACATCTCAATTGCGCCGGGCGGGCATATCACCTTCTGCTTCTACGACGGGCATGAGGTCAGCATGGAATACAGCACCAAGCGCCGGATGCCGGGATGGACGGAGGAACGACGTGCAAAGCAGATCGAAGCCATCAAGGCCAGCTTCACAGAGGAGCGTCGCCGGAAAATGAGCGAGACCATGAAAAAGATAAGGAGTGAGAAATATTGGGCATCAACGAAGGCAAAAAGGTAAAGACGATCCCGGCCACGCTGACGCGCTTTACTGCTTCTCCAATCACGGAGCAGAAAAAGCGCCGGGTGGCTGGGTACGCTCGCGTCTCGACCGACCACGATGATCAGTTCACCAGCTACGAGGCACAGATCGATTATTACACCAACTACATCAAGAGCCGGGACGACTGGGAGTTCGTGGACGTTTACACCGACGAGGGCATCACCGGCACCAGCACCAAGCATCGCGAGGGCTTCAAGAGAATGGTCGCCGACGCTCTGGCCGGAAAGATCGACCTCATCGTCACGAAGAGTGTCAGCCGCTTTGCCCGCAACACCGTAGACAGCCTGACGACCATCCGAAAGCTCAAGGAAAAAGGCGTCGAGTGCTATTTTGAAAAAGAGAACATCTGGACTTTCGACGGCAAGGGCGAGCTTCTCATCACGATCATGAGCTCTCTGGCACAGGAGGAAAGCCGCAGCATTTCCGAGAACTGTACATGGGGACAGAGAAAGCGGTTTGCAGACGGCAAGGTCACGATCCCGTTTAACCGGTTCCTCGGCTATGACCGTGGAGCCAACGGCGAGCTGGTGGTCAATCCGGAGCAGGCCGAGGTCGTCCGGAGCATTTACGATATGTTCCTCGCGGGCAAGACCTACAACGGCATCGCGCAGGAGCTCACCGCCAAGGGCATCAAGACACCGGGCGGCAAGGACAAGTGGAGCATTTCCACGGTCAGGAGCATCCTCAGCAACGAGAAATACAAGGGCGATGCTCTGCTGCAGAAGTGCTTCACGGTCGATTACCTGACCAAGAAGCAAAAGAAAAACGAAGGTGAAATCCCGCAATACTATGTGGAGGGAAACCACGAGGCGATCATCCCGCCAGAGAAGTTCGACATGGTTCAGCGGGAAATGGCCAAGCGCGGCAAGGGCAAGAAGTACCACAGCGGCGTACATCCCTTCTCCAGCAAAATCCGATGCGGCGAGTGCGGCAGCTGGTACGGCTCAAAGGTCTGGCACTCGACTGACAAGTACCGCCGGGTAATCTGGCAGTGCAATCACAAGTACGATGGCGGGAAGCACTGCGGCACTCCGCACCTGACCGACGAGCAGATTCAGGATGCATTCCTGTCAGCGGCAAACAAGCTGCTGGCCGACAAGGATGCGGTCATCGCCAACGGACGCGAAATGATGGCTCTGCTCTTTGACACCTCCGAGAAGGAAGCCGAGCGCGATAAGCTGCTGGAAGAGGCGCAGGTCGTTTCCGATGCCGTCCAGCAGAACATCTACGAAAACGCCCACGTCGCTCTTGACCAGAAGACCTACCAGAAAAAATACGATGACCTTACCGCCCGGTACGAAACGCTCAAAACCCGAATCGAGGATCTGAACGAGCAGATCAGCCAGACGCAGTCGCAAAAAGGCAGCGTAGAGGATTTCCTTACCGCCTTTGAGAAACTACCGGAAACCCTGACCGCGTTCTCCCTTGACGCATTCAACGCCCTGACTGATTACCTCACGGTGAGCGGCGAGGGAGACATCGACGTGACCTTCCGTAACGGCCAGACCATCAAGGCATAAGAAAAGCTCCTCACCACTGGCTTTTTCCGGTGATGGGGAGCTTACTCTTAGTTTCTTTTCTTTTTCAGTTCTGTTTTAAACAGCTGTTTCATGGTAGCTTGTCCATTCTCAGAATACAGGTCTTCTTTACTAATTTCACCCTTATAGACCATTTCCATTATCTTGATATAGGCCTCACCCAGTGCTGTCGTAAGTAGTCCTGCCGTAGTGCCAGAAATCAGGCCTCCTGTCACAGTTCCCAATCCCGGTATTAATTTCAAGAGGTTAGAGACTATTGTTTTTCCGAGGACTGTAGCGCCAGCACTCCCAATTGTCGCTGAAACAAATGATGTAAGGAAGCTCTTGTTGATATCCATTCCGAATACAACTGTGATCCCAGCAATCATCCCAACCTGAGTGGGAACCAGAAGTGCCGCATCAGAAAAAGGGATAGGTGCAAACCCCTCACCGAAGCTGCCCGCGACTGCTCCTGCGACTATGGCCTGCGAAGCCTTTTTTTTTGACTCCAACGATGCCTTCTGAACATTTTGGAGAGTGTTTTGTAATTCTGCAGGAAGAACCTCGGCCATAACATCGATCAGTGTATCGAGCCCGTAAGAACGAGCAACATACTCATCATCAAAATCCATGTCCTGTGCAAGCAGCGGAACCACTTTAACAATATCGAGATTTTCGGCTTCTACCAGATTCTTCATCTCCGCAGCCTTCTTCTTCGGAACCGCCTGCGTTAATACAACTATGATCGGAACCTGTGTCATTTTATTCTCGGCTGTAAATTCCTTAAGCCACTTTATCTCAGACTCATCGAAAGTACGATTCCCACCCACATTCACGCAATACCAGATGCAGTGAATGGCATCGTTTATGTCTTTGGAGGCAAATCCTTTGCTGATTATATCGAGGATTTCGTCCTTGACTTTGTTCTGCTGGCCACTGGAAAGCTCAAAGCCCGGAGTGTCATAAATTGCCAAGGGATAATCCTTTTTTACCTTTTTGCGAATCTCTGATGTAACGGGTCTGCCTAATCCGGTTTCAGCAAAATTGCCACGGAACAGACTGTTTATGAGAGTGCTTTTCCCAACGCCTGACTTGCCGATGACAATGATATTCAATGTCTTTAAGTTCTTGATTTTCTCGTTTATGGCATCAATACACTGTTGAGCCATTTTGTCAGTATCAATTTGCAT